GGCCGCGGCCAGCATCGTCACGTCCTGCTCGACGCTGGCCAGGTAGCCGGTCAGGCTGGTTTCCGGCAGCGACCCGAACCGGCCCTCGGGTGACTCGTTGGTCAGCAGCCGGTTGACGCCCATCTGGAAAGGCGCCTGTACCTTGGTGACCTCGCCGCCCTCGCTGGTCTTGATCACCTCGCGGGCCAGGCGTATGCCGGTGGCCCACACCTGCCTGAACGCCCCGTAATCGCCGCTGACCATGCGGTTGAAGATGGTCGTGTTGATGCGGTCTTGGAAGCTGACCGCCGACACCAGCTCGCTGCGGCCGGGGCCAAGCGTGCGCGGCTGCGGCACGATCTCGATCATGCCGACGACACCGGACGGGTTCGGCTCGATGATCGGGCGGCGCCGGTCGGCGCGCGGCGGCCAGATGGCTACCTCGTCGGCCGTGATCAGCCATTCGGTCCAGCTGGTTTCGCCAGGCTCCCGGTAGCGCTTGTATCCGGCCAGCCGCTTGCGCCGGTTGCCCGGCACGTACACCACGCACGCCTGCACCGGGCTCTCGACGCTGATCGTGACGCCGGTCGGGTTGTCCTCGTCGGCCTGCACCAGCACCAGCGATTGGCCGGTGATGATGGCGTCGGTCTGCACCAGCTCGGCGTCGGCGTCCATGCTGCTGGCCTGCCAGATGGTCCACGCCGCGGCGGTGTCGGCGGTGTTGCCGAACCGGAAGCCGGTCACGGTCAGCCGCTCGGCCACCGCATTGGCGATGACCTCGCACCAGTTGGCGTTGCTCTCGGCCAGGAAGGTGCGGAAGGTCTCGCGCTCCTTGGTGTCCATCAGCGCGATGATCCCGGCCTCGTTGTCGTAATACTGCTGGAAGAACACGGCCCGCGCGGCCTGCTCGTCCAGCTTGATCGACGCGGCCTGGCGCAAGGCGTTCAGCTCTGCCAGTTCCACCAGCTACCTCCTAGAAGCCAGCCGCCGCGTAGTCGGGTGCGGCAGCGTGCCGGATGGCCCGGTCCAGCGCCATGATCCCGGCCACGATGCTGTCGATCTTGTCACTTGACCGGGCCTTATCGGGTTTCAGGTTGCCCGCGGGGTCGGTGCGGACCATCAGGTTGCCCGCCTGCCAGCGCGCCACGGGGTTGGCGCCGTGCCGGTACGCCTGGCTGGCCACCAGCCGCAGCAGCTCCTTGGTCGGCCCCGACATGGCGGCGAACCCTTGGCCTACCTGGAGCAGCGGGAAGCCCTCGTCCAGCAGGTCGGTGGCCAGTTGCGTGGCGCCCCATCGGTCGTAGGCGATTTCCTCCAGCTGGTACAGCTCGGCGTCGGCGCGCAGCGCCACCGTGATGGCGTCGTAGTCGATCACGTCGCCCTCGGTCACGGTCACCAGCCCGGCCGCGGCCCACGTGGAGAACCGGCCGCCCGTGCGGCGGTCCAGCTGCGGCACCTGCGCGGCCGGTGCGAACACGCGCCACAGCACGTCGTGCCCGCCAGCGCCATCGGGGAAGTCCAAGGCGTAGCTGGCCAGGTCAATGGTGCTGGCCAGGTCGAGGCCCGCGTAGCACTGGCGGCCGGCCAAATTCTCGAGTTGGGCCGGTGCGCGGTCCCACACCACCAGGTCCAGCGCGCGGCCACCCGCGGCGCTCTGCTGGTTCAGCCGGTACTGGCGGAAGGCGCGCTCGGCGGCCGGGTTCGCCACGGCCTTGGCGTACTCGCCGCGCAGGATGCGCAGGTCCAGGTAATCACCGAGGGCGGGGTTGGCCAGGTGCCAGGTGGCTTCGTCGGTCCAGTCGGCGTCTTGCGGCACGGCGTGGAGCACCACCAGCCTGCCGCGGTCCAGCTCGGGGTCTTCGGCCACCCGTTCGGACCAGGCGCGCTCTTGCGCGGCGAACCCGGCCGGGTCGTTGTCGGCCGTGGTGGCCAGGATCAGGAGCGGCTGGCTGCGGGTGCCGAACCCGGTGCGGATGGCGTCGTACAAGTCGCGCGATGGCTGCGTCAGCAGCTCGTCGATGTAGGCCGCGGACGGGCCGGTGCCCAGCGCGCCGAGCGCGTCCCCGGCCGCCACGCCGAAGAACGACCCGGTTTCCTCGAACGTGATCCGCTTGGCGCCGCGCACCACCCGCAGGCGCCGCCGCAGCACCGGGGATAGCTGCACCATGCGCGCCGCCGCGGTGTAGGCGAGCCCGGCCTGGTCCTTGTCCAGCGCCAGGCCGTAGACCTCGGCGGCTTCCTCGCCATCGGCGGCCAGCAGGTACAGCACCAGCCCGCCCACCAGTTCGGTCTTGCCGTTCTTGCGGCCGGTGCTGAGGTACAGCTCCCTGTACCTGCGGACGTACCTTTGCCACCCGGTGTCCCATTCGACGGTGCCGAACAGCGGGCGGATGATCTCGTCGCGCTCCCAGGTGGCCAGCCGGAACGGGCGGCCCGACCAGTCGCCCTTGGTGTGGACCAGCAATTCGCTGAAGAACGCCTCGGCGTGCGCGGCGCGCGGCTGGCACAGGTGCTCACCGCGGCGCCTGCACTCCACGCCGTCGAACACACGACCGCACGGTGGAAACCGGCGCCTGTCCGTGCCGGTCATGTGTGCCATAGTGCCAGGCCAGCCCCGCACCGCGGAAGGAACCACCCAATGGACCCAAGGCGGCGCGGGGCCGGTTGGTATCAGGGTATCCGTGACAGCGTTCGAGCAGGTGTGTTCGAATTTGTCAAAGAACCTCGGGAATCACGCAATAAGACGGCATGGACACGCGCTGTACTAATTGCTGGTGTTAAACGGCGCCAGCGCCAAGCGGCCGGGGGACCGGCCACCAACCAGAAGGAGCCACCCAAATGGCCAAGACCACCGGCACCGAAGCCGCCAAGCCGACCACCATCCCCGTGCGCCTCAGCATCCTCGTGCAAGTGGACCCCGACAAGTGGACCGCCACCGCCGAGGCCGAGGCACCCACCGTTGACGAGGCCGCGGTGCTCGCTGGCCTGGTTGCCGCGGGTATCGCGGAGGACCAGGCGAAGACGATGGTGGCGCAGCTGACCGCACCCGCGGCAGCGGCCACCGGCCCGAGCGCGGTGAGCACCGAGATGCGCGCCTACATGCTGGCCGCTGTGGCCGGCCTGGAGCGCATCAAGGCCGCAGGCGCCACCGTAGTGGACGCCGACCGGCAGCCCAAGGCTGCCAAGTAACCCACCCGCGCGGCGCCGCGGCCACCCGGCCACGGCGCCGCTGGCATCTGGAAGGAACCACCCATGAACACCAACGAGCCCCGCATGGGGACAGGCGCGGGCGCCACCGCCCGCAACATCGCGGAATGGGGGCAGTACCACCGGCAGAAGACCGCCGCGGAGCTATCCGCGGCCCTGCTGGTGCTGGCCGCCGAGATGACAGGCGCCAGCCAGGAGGACCGCAGCCGCCACGCGCTGCTCGTCGCCGCGGCCGACCGGCTGGAGCACCCGGAGCTGACCGACGACCTGTTCCACGAGGCACACGCGCAGCTGGCCAGCCACATGACGCCGTTCGCCGCACGTGCCCGCATCGGCCTGCTGACCGCGGCCGAGCTGGCCGCGGCCGAGCCGTGCCCTGGCGCCGGCCACGGTTGGGTGCCTGGCCGCGACGGCGGCGCCAGCTGCCCGGAGTGCGGCGCCGGGTACTTCACGCTCGGCCTGGACCGGGTGCCCGGCACCCGGCCGCACTACATGGTCGCCCGCGGCGAGCCGCGCTGGTACGGCAAGGTGCCCGAGCACCAGCGCAAGGCGCAGGCGTGAGCGCCGACCAGGCCGGTGCGCTGCCACCCGTGGCGCACCGGCTGAACGTGCTGGTGGCCTTCGCCATCACACCGGCCGGGCTGACCACCTATGCGCGCCGCCACGGCTTCGGCACCGAACCGGCCGAGCTGGCCAAGGCGCTGGAGCACCTGGCCGCGCAGCTGCCTGGCTACGTGGACACCGGCCTGTACCGCACACCCGACCTGGAGCCCACCGTGTGGGCCGTGACCGTGAAGGAGACACCATGACCGACCCGCGCGCTGGCCTCGGCCCGCGCCACCACGAAGACCCCGGCGAGCCCGAGCAGGTTGAGGTGACGTTCACCATCAACGGCACGCGCACGAACCCGTTTGCCTACTGGGGCCTCAGCCAGAACCCGTTCCCGAGCAGCGGCATCCACGAGTTCGCCGCGGCCGAGGCGCGGCTGGCCAGCCTTGGCGGCGAGCCGGTGCTATCCGAGGACGATATCCGCGACCGGCTGCGGGGCTTTGACCCCGCGTTCGTGGAGCGGTGCATCCGTGCGTGGGTGCCCGGCCAGATCGTCCACATCACCATGCGGTTCCCCCGAGGCCGCACGTGACCGCCGCCCAGCTGGCCGCGGCCCGGCTCCGCGAGGACGCCTTGCGGGAACGGGTGCGCGCTGGCCTGCCCGACAGCTACGGCCCGGTAGACCTGCCTGGTGGCGGGTGGAAGCTCGGCATGGAGGACGGCTCCGTGCTGATCGTGGCGTGCGGCACCGGGTGGGAGCCACCCGAGGCCCGCGAGGCGCGGCACCAGGCGCAGGCCGTGCGCCGCGCCGACCAGGCCGCGCAGGTGGCCGACGAGCGGGCGCTTACCGACCGTGCCCGCGCGCTGCGCGCCCGCCGCTCGCCGTGGCACGGCGGCGCCTAGCCGCACTGGAGCCGGGCGGCTCCCGGCCAGCCGGTGCAGCCCCACACGCCACCCGCGCGCCTTGGCTGACCAGCCGGGGACCGGGAGCCGCCCACCACCCTAAGCGGCGCCGTTGCCATCCGTGGCAGCGGCGCCGCTGCCAGTCTCGGGGAACGCCACCGTCACCGCGCCGCACGCCTTGGCCGCCTTGGACGGGGAGCCCTTGCAGAACACCAGCACGTCCTCGTGGATGCGGCCGAGGGTGCGCCGGGCTTTGAACTGCCGCGCCGCGGTGCTGGCCAGCGACCACACGGGCGTCACGTGGACCGCGCCCGAGCAGTAGCCGCACCCGGCCGCGGCCATCGCCGCGATGGTGGCGCCGCGCAGGTCGCGCAGGAAACCGTCCTTGCCGCGGCTGTCGCCGGTCACCACGACCGCGAACCGATCAGGCCGCAGCGCACGGCCGACCCCGCCCATGATCGCCATATAGGCGTCCTCGAACGCCGCGGTGCCCATCGTGGACAGGTCGGTGCCAGCGTTGCTATAGACCTCGGTGTCGTAGTACGGCGGGCAG